AACGCTTATGTACGGGTCAGCCCTTTACCGTCAGCGCGGCTCGGTTGACCAGTTTGCTTCGTTCACTGACATGGCGTCAGCGCCCGTTGTAGGGCTCTCAGGCATCGTCAAACAGTTGTTAGGCATCAACAGACCACAGGTCGCCTGAAATGGCTTACACCGACTTCCTGAATGAGGCTTTAGATGATCTGGTCACTACTCTCCAAACTATTTCGGGGCTTCGTGTCGTTAATGATCCTCGCAATATCGCTCCACCTTGCGCTTTTGTGGATGCTCCGACCATCGAGTCGTTCAACTACAACATCGTCAAAATGACTTTCCCAGTAACTCTGATTTCTAACGGCCCAGGCAACTTGGACGCATTGCGACAGCTGCTAAACCTGACGTCATCTCTGGTACTTAAAAACATTGCAGTCATGTCAGCCTCACCAAAAGTTGTTACTGTTGGCGGAGCAGATTACGCAGGTTTTGAACTCATCATCCCGATACAAGCACAGAACGGATAACCCATGGATCGTTATGTCATTACCTCAATTCGAGTCGGCGAGATCGGCACAGCGTTTGTCGCTAGTCCGTCGGACGACATCGCCTGGCTACTTGAAGGCGGCTTCATTCAGCGTTCCGACACGCACCCGAGCAAAGGTGCTAAATTAGCGACGAAGCCCGACGCGACCGAAAACAAAAAGGATTGATCCGTCATGGCAACTTCAACAGTTCTCTCTAACCCAGTCGTCAAAATTGGCGCAGTCGACTTGTCGGACCAGTGCACAAGTGCAACCCTGTCATACAAAATTCAGGCGTTACAAGCAAACGGTTTCGGCAGCACTGGCATCGCATACGTCGGTGGTTTGCAGGACAACACTTTAAGCCTTGACCTGTACTGGTCCACTGCCGCATCGGAAACCTACGCCACTCTGAAGTCGCTCGTCGGCACCGTCATCGCAACCGTGACCATCCAAGGTTCGTCGGCCGCAACCAGTGCGACGAATCCGATTGGCACCCTAAGTGGCTCGTATCTTTCCGAGGAACCTGTCGTATATGCCCTAGGAGCCCTTACCACCTGCAACATAGTCCTGATGGGCGGCACGTTCGCCTGGGCTGAAGCCTGATTTAAAACCTCAACAGAAATGAGCCCGACATGAAGTTAACGATCCGATTCGATATCGGTTACGGTCCTGCCACCATTACGACAACGCTTGCAACACTTGTCGCGTGGGAACGAAAGTTCAAAATGAAAACGTCTGACCTTGCCGACAATTTCGGTATGGAGGACATAGCGTTCATGGCATGGCACTCAGCCAAAATCCAGACCGATCACGGGCAATCTATTCCGGTGGAGTTTGATTCGTTTGTCAACAAACTGGTGGAAATTGAGATTGTTAGTAGTGGCAATGCAAACCCTACGAAAGCGGCTCCCACAGTTACACCTTGAGCCAAATGTTGGTCCTCACGGGGTGGTGGCCGCCTGGTATAGAGTTTGATGTTGACGACCTCTCGACAGTCGCACAGATCATGAAAGAGAGGTGACGCGATGACAATGGAAGTCCAAGGACTTGAGTCAACTCTTAAGGCATTGCAACAAATCCAACCCGAAGTCAAAAAACAATTCTTTGCTGACGCCAAACAGATTGTTCGTCCAGCAATTGACGAAGCCAAAAACGCTTACCAAACGGACTACCTTTCTGGAATGTCTCGCGCGTGGGCACCAGGCGGACGACCGTTGTTTCCGTGGAGCCAACCGAAAGCCTCAAAAGGTGTCGCAGTCTCAACGTCACTTTCTAAAAAACAAGACGCAGTTTTGACCATTGTTCAAAAAGACGCTGCAGCCGCCATTTTTGACATGGCAGGCAGAAAGACCTCTAACCCTCTTGGCAACGCTCTAAACGCATTTCAGACCCCTTCCCGTGTCATGTGGCGGTCCTATGAACAGCACGCAGGTGACATTGAGGCAGAGATGTCAAAGTCGGTAGATGAAGTCATGGGTCGAATCTCGGCGATAACGAAACTGGTGATCCTCTAATGGCTATCCGTATCCCAATTATTACCGACCTTCAAGATCAAGGTCTTAAACAAGCCAAAATCGCTTTTGGTAATTTTAAGACGGCCGTCAGCGAGGCTCAAGGCGGGCTAGGCAAATTCAAAGCAGGCGCCAAGTCTGTTATGGACACAGTAGAAAAACACGCAGCAACTTTTGCTATTGCTGCAGGTGCCGCCTTTGCTGCTTTTGCCGCCAAAGGCATTAACGCGTTTCAAGACCTAGCCATTGAAGCAAGCAAGTTTTCTCATGCGACCGGACTAGCAGTTGAGGATGCTTCCCGCTGGATGGAGGTTGCTGGGGATATAGGCATTGGTTCAGACCAACTTGAGACTGCTATTGGCAAAATGAACAAAACGATTGGGGCAAATCCTGACCTATTCAAAAACCTTGGCATTGACCTCGAGTACACCAACACTGGCGCGCTTAATGTCAACGCAACTTTCTTAAATACAATTGACCACCTTAAAAACATTAAAGACCCAGCAGAAAAAGCCAAGGTTGCTTCGCAGCTGCTTGGCAAGGGCTGGCAGTCCATGGCCGAACTTATTGGTTTAGGTGCCGATCAACTCACAAAGTCTTTGGCTAATGTTGAGGACTCAAAAATTATTGACAAAGAGGAAGTCAAAAAGGCAGAGAACTATCGCGCCGCAATGGACAACTTGCGAGATTCATTTGAAAAAATGGCTATCAACCTTGGCGAACGTTTGATTCCCAAAGTCGCGCAACTGCTTGAGTTGTTAGCAAAACTTCCTGAACTGTTACGCGGCTCTGGTGGTGTTATTGAGGACGCTTTCTCTGTTGAGTACATGGCCTCAATAGGTGACGAGACTGCTATTGCCAGACTTGAGTTTGAACGCCTTGCTGAAATGTATGGTGGCTACTACGCCAGTCGAGCGCAAGGCGCCAAAGACGATACATACAAACTCCAGCAGGCCGTTGAGGACCTCAAGGATCAGGTTTCACTAGCAACAACTAAATGGCAAATATTTAAAGACGAACTGAACTTAAAATCAGAGTCCGAAAAAGCCCGCAACGAATTAGACAAACTCAAGCAAGTGGCAATTGAGGCATACCAGGGTGCCGACGGTGCATTAGCCGATTATGAGCAGGGCCTGATTGACGCCAAACTTATGGTCCTTGACCTTGCCGAAACCATTACTTTGACGGACACACAAAAGAATCAGATTCGAATCCTTGTAGATACCGGTCAACTTGAGCGTGCCATTGACATGATTAACATTATTGCGGCTGGCGGATACACGCCTGAACTGAACGCAATGCGTAATCGTGGCACTCACGGGTCGGCACCCAACGCGCTTCCGCCTGGTTTTGATATGAGCGGGTTTGGTACCAGTTCATCTAGCAGCTCTACTAACACTGCGGCAACAACAGTAACTGTAAACGTTAATGGTGGCGACCCTGATTCTGTAGTTAAAGCAATACAAAAATATGCTCGACAGAACGGTGCAATACCTTTGCAGACCACGACTGGCGCAAGGTTTTAAGTGGCTATCACTACCGCTTTTACGATCACGATCGGCAACCTTGGAGCGTCATATGACATTACTTCTAGTGTTATGTCATTCCATGTTGATACGCAAGTTTCTTTGGCCGAGATTGGCACCAGTAAAGGCTCAATGTTAATTAAAAACTTCACGGGGTCTTTCACACCGGGTGGCGGTGGAACTTATGGGTCGGTTGACTGGTTCAATCAGGCCGTACTCATTAACGGCACGACCACTGTCAGCGGTGTACCAACCAGTTTTAAGTTGTTTCACGGGATCGTTGACACTTTTGCGTTAGACGACAACGGCATAAATTCGTATGTCACTATTTCGTTTATTGACGCTTTGACTGCTGGCGGTCGTTCCGCAACAGTGAACACAAACTTTTCGGGTAGTACTGCCTCAACAATTATTGAACAATTCTACGAAAACGGAACACCTGCAAACCCTGCACAAATGCCAACATTAGGCGGAACAAACACGGGTTACGCAGTCACCACAAAACTTTTGACAGACGATTTTGTTGTGGATTGTACTACCGCAAACATTGGCAACTCAATCGCGTCGTCTATACAACTGATCGTCACCCCGATCGGGCCGTCTATGGCAATTCCAACGACAATTACTTTGACTAGCCCTGTTTTTGGGTACGAACTTATTGATTACACAATGACTCGAAACGCCGCCAACCGAACAACTTTTCTTTTCAAAGACAAAACAGTTTCCGGCACACAACTGCCTATCGGTCACCTTGTTACTGGTTACAACGAG